CTACAGCTTCAACTCTTGGAGTGATGTTGTAGAATACGATGAGCAATTCGTGGAAGAGTGGTTGGCATCGCCTCAAACCTCCTTATATTACAGCCTTCAAGTGATGGGAGACGTACAAGATAAGAGCGATGCGTATGCAGCATTAGATCAAGATGACGTTGACGATTACTTGCAGGGTATTTTACAAGAAAACCCTATCACATGTGATTGCCAAGAATAATGAAAAACCCTTATGAAAAATTACTCAACAGAAAGAGAACTTGGAACCCAGTCCAGACTGCAGCTGGTCAGCTTAAACACGGAGCTGAAGAGGCCATCTACCGTGCTCTCGCAATACGCCATATGGAGTTACCAGTTGGCGAGTTTATTACAGAAGCACTTGAAAAAGAGGTTCCCGAATCTGCACGGACTCTTTTAGAATCAAATGTTAAGGATGAGATCAAACACGATCTCGCCCTTAGCTATATCACCAATGCTATAGGCGTTGATGAGAAAGCAGAATATGAAGCTTTCAAGCTGAGAGATGCTTGGGAAGCTCACCCCGATCACACTATATTAAAAGCTTTGGTAGCGGAACGTGCTATATTCTTTGTTATTTTGCCTTTCTTTAGGTTTTGTGGCGATCCTGGTCTCAGAACGGTATCAGCTGATATTTCCAGAGATGAACAAATACACGTGGCTTGTAACAGTCTCGTCTGTTCTGCTATGGGTCTACGCCCTAGTAATTCTTTGGA